ATCACTGGGGCAAGACACCTGACGGGCGAGCCGTGCTTCTGGACTACGGGTTCACAGGTGAGGTGTGGGAAGAACACTACTCACAAAAGTCACCTGCAGCAAACCTCGGAACTGACAAAACAACACCCGGCGGAAAGCCTGGCGCATTCGCAGGAAATGACGAAAAGACCGTGAAGCCTGCTAAGCCGGCGAACAACGCGTCAACGGGCGTTAACCCATACGGAAAGACTGCACCAGCACCTGAAACTCCCGATCAGAAGACAGTCAAACCCGGGAACAAGCATGTTGCTCCTGATGACGAAAAGACTGTGAAGCCAGGCAAGAACCGTTAGGCGGTTGCTAAATTTGTTCCGTCAAGAATGATCACTCGTCCCTTTGCGGACGTGTTGTTCGCGAAACGAACCTCAACCGTTGGTTCAAATCGTGTTGCTTTTGGGTCACCCACGACTTCGAACAATGGACTGCTTCCCATTGTTCCACTGAATGTGTCGTGTGGACTTGGCCTGAACAGCACGCTGCAGATCAGCATGCAACACACGTCGGGGTGTGCTCTGACAATCGTACGTTCTCGTACTTTTCCTTCAGGCGTAAGATTGTTCCTTACATCGATCAGCGTTTCAGTTAACGTTTCGTACCATTCACGAATGGATCCGTTGAATGCTGGACCTGGCGACAAAGGTGTCGACAAATCGACTTCTCTGCCCGTTGTCTTGTTAACGAATACGCCCGGACGACGATCCCAATAAAATACAACCTCTTCTTGATTTTTCATCATTGCCTCCCAGTTGAGCCCCAACCACTCTGCCCGCGAATTGTCTCGGACAGTTCTGTGACGGTCTCGAATGCTGCACGTGTCACGGGAGCGAAGACAAGCTGAGCGATTCGATCGCCCACGTCGACTTTGAAATTCTTGTTGCTTGTGTTCACCAACAGAATTCCGAGCTCCCCGCGAAAGTCACTGTCAATCGTTGACGGTGAATTGAAGACAATAACGCCATGATTTCGCGCAAGACTCGACCTGGGACGGATCTGACACTCAAATCCACTCGGGATCTCAAATGAAAGACCGGTCATGAAGATCTTCTTCTCTCCCGGTAGAATAACGTCCTCCCCTGCAGAGCGAATGTCACAACCCGCAGCACCGGCGGTCTGATACATGGGAAGTTCATTCCCACTTGTATTCTTGACTCTTACTACGATGTTAAGCTGCATCGACAGTCTCTTCCTCTTCATCTGTCTCAGGAGACTCACCATCACCAACAGGCAAAACCTTTGAGTCACTTCTCAACGTATACGCATCATCGATAACCTTGTCGATGAACGGTTTGTAAACCGGGTCAGCCATGATCTCATCGAACTTGCTCTTGTTGAACTTCTTTTCGATCAGAACTTCGCCCGTCTTTGCGTCTGTGATCGTAAGATCGCGCCAGGCAGACTGTCCAGAGATCTTGATGTCAACCTTAGAGACGTTTCCCTTTGAATCGGTATAGTCGGTAGTCACCTTGTTGTCAGCACACCAAGACCTGAGCTCGTCAAAGACGTACTCATGTTCAACGATGCCCTTACCGAAGATGATGTCGAACTCGTACTTCCTGAACGGAGGGGCAACCTTGTTCTTTTTCAACGTCATAATGACGTGAATTCCGATGACGTTTCCCTTTGAATCCTTGACCTGAGTTCCGGAAGTCAGTTTGACTCGAAGGGACGCGTGGTAAGGAATTGCCTTGCCACCAGGTGTGATGTCTGGATCGCCGTGTGTGACACCGATAGCAGTCCTAAGCTGGTTCAGGCACAAAAGCGTGACGTTGTTCTGGCCAATGACGCCGGTCAGCTTTCGCATTCCCTTGCTGATGACTCGAGCCTGAAGACCGATTGTGTTGTCTTCGTACTCGCCTTCAAGTTCGGCCTTGGGTGACGTGGCGGCAACTGAATCCCAGATGACAAGGATCGGAACATCCTTCTTCTTTTCGATGACGCTCTTTGCCAGAAGGATCGTGCGTTCGATCGCCTTGAAGACGTTCTCAGTGCAATGCTCGTCGATGTAGACGAATCCCTTCTTGATGTTGATGCCCATCTGCTGGAGCTTGTCAACTGGCGTCGCGTTCTCGGTGTCAATGTAGATGACGATTCCACCCATCTGCTGAGCGACTGCGGCGGCGTGGTACGCAAGGTGAGACTTGCCAATCGATGGCGGGCCAGAAATCTCAATGACTCGTCCTTCAGGATACCCGCCGCCCGGTCCATTCCTGATCGAATAATTCAGCTGAACAGAACCCGTGCTAAGCCAGCGTTTGACAGTAGTAGGTGCTTCGGTCTCCGCGAGATTGTATGCAACCCGCATTCCGAACTCTTTGTTCAAGTCCTTGATCAGCGCAGATGTCAATGCATCCATGTCATCTGATCCCTTTGACTTGACCTCAGGAACCGTTTCTGCCGCTTGTTTCTTAGCCATTCTGTTACCTACACAATTTCAAAAGCAAATACCACCCTGAACAATTTCAGCCCTTTCAAAGAAGACGTCACGTGCCCCTGTTCCCTCAGCGAAGAAGAAACAGGGGCAGGACAGCCTATGATATCACTCGTCGTCTTTTTCCATCAGCTCGTTGAACGCATCATCGAGCGTCTGCTTTGCAGCAGGCTTGTCGTCATCGAGATCAGGGGCGGCCGCTGCCTTTCCCTTTTTCGTGGACTTGGGAGGCGCAACATCATCAGCCTTCGCAGTGACGGGAGCAGTGCGAACCTCAGACTTGACTTCGGTCTTGACTTCATCGACGAGCCTATCGAGCTCATCCTTCTGACGGTCAGCACCACGTGTGCTGCCTTCGTCGCCGCTCTCAGATGCACCACCTGCAAGCCATGCGTTCAGAACCTGCTCGATTTCCTGAACCGTCTTCTGGCGGTACATGTCATCGATGTTAGGAACACCATCAAGCCACTTCTTGGCGAGCTCAGCATCATCTGCGAGCTTGCTGGATCGACGACCTGCATCGACGACAGTGTCCATGAACTGTTTCCCGGGTGCCTGACTGATTGTCACCTTGAGATCGAAGCCCTCGAGCGGATCGAGGATGTCGCCGACATCTTCCTCGGTGAAGAAGCCGAGCAAACGCTGGTAGACCATCTTTCCGAAGGACCACACCTGCACGCCCTTGTCTTCCTGACCTCGAACGATGACGGGCATGTATGCACGCATCTTCGGCTGAAGCTGCTTTGCAAGAGCACGGTCGTCCGGGCTGTTGGTCGAATAGAGCTTCCGAATCAGATCATTGATCGGATCGGGCTTGCCGAACTGCGACGGCGCAAGAATGCCGGAGTTGGTGCCGATGTAGTAAAACCTACGCTCGATGAAGGGCATTCCATCGGGAGTTGAAGGCCACGGAAGACCGCGCACCTTGTGTTCGCCGGGACCCGGCTTCCAGAGCTGAACGTTCGAATTCCGACGCTGCCCACTGAGTTCCTGCACACGCTTTCTGATTGCCGCGAGATCTACTGCCATTCCGATATCCTCTTTCCTAGTTCCACAAATGACCTGACACACCACACCGTGTGGATGTAATCAGATCCTAACTTACGATCTGTCCGTTGTTCAATCAGCATTTTTCAATGCCGAGAAAGTCTTTGTTCGCTTACTTGCGAGTCTTCTTCTTGGTCTTTCCACCAAGAGGGCCTGTGTATCCCATGACTCCGCCGCCAGCCATTCCGCAAAACTCGTTCACTTCTTCCACTTCATCCTCATTTCCGTCTTCCGCATTTTGATCCGGTTCGATCAGCTGATTTGGCACCCTTGCAAGGTGCGCTTCAGCCAAACTCAACTTCACAACAAAGTAAGGTCCCGTGTAAATCGTATAGGCTTTGAGGCCCATCGAAGTAATTGCTTTCACAAGCCGCTTGCTTGAAGCCTCAGCGTCGGAACCAAAGTACCAACTGTCTGCGACTCCCCGTTTTGTCTTTCCGCCTAATTGTTGGGCCAGTCTGCTGATTTCTAGCTTTGACGCAGATTCAGCAATGACAGCCTTCAAATATTTCACAAGCAATGTCTTTTTAGTTACGTTGCTCATGTCATAAATAGGCGGCTCGGTCCGTCAGATGAGGAAAATCATTCAGATGCAGGCCAAAAGTGCGGAGCTTTTTCGGCCATGGTGCTCACGTAGTCGGCAGTCTGGACGCCATAAACGAGAGGCGCAATCTTGAGGCAGTACGGCTTGTTTTCAGGGACGACGAAACCGTCATTCAACTTGACACACAACCACTCATCGACAGTCAACTTCACCTGATAATGCTGAAGCAGAAAGACGCTCCGATCGGGAGTCGTCATGTACGGAATGTCGTTGTTGTACTTGTAGACCTCACCAAGCTTGTCCCTGCGCCAGCTGTCAGTCTGTTCTGTGTAGAAGTCATTGCCCGGGTCATTTCCAGGCATGCCGAGCTTTCCGATGTCATGAAACAATGCACCGATGATCATGCTCTCTTTTGGAAGCTTCCAATCGTATGCCTTGTTGAGTGCAACGAGATGATTCAAGACTCGAAGGCTGTGATCGACAAGACCACCCGGGAACGCTCCGTGATAGTCGGTCTTCGCTGAAGCCGGACACAAGCACAAGCGATCTTCGATTTCATCCAACATTGCAAGAAACGATGCTGAGCGATCGCCCAGTTTCTCACAGAGTCCACGATAGCGCTTCCAGTTCGTCTCAATTTCTTCCGGCGTCAGTGACATGATCAATCCTACCTTCGATGTGTTGCTTGTTCAAGTCAGTCTCTCGTAGCGTAACGCCACTTAAATCCTTTTGCGTGTTTTCGCTTTCCAGCGCAACATGCCCAAATATGCGAGTGACCTCCTCCAACAGCAACAGACGCATCTTTCATAGAAGGATAAGTTGCAATGATTTCATTTGCGTCATTTAGTTGTTGAACTGAAACCCACTTCCAGGGACACCTTTGACCGATTCTTGTTTTTGACATTTTGTTGCATGCCTCAAGTGTATGATGACGTCCTAACGCAACTTCTGACATTCTACGACGCGTTTCATCTGTGTGTTTCTTACCTGTCATTCCCCTGGTTGCACCAAAACGTCCATTGCGTAACACGTTGTAACCGACACCCAATGAAACGTGTGTGCCAAGTTCACCGATCAAAACAGTTTCACGATCATATGCAATTTCGCGTGTTTCACATTCTTCAAGTAGTTCAATTTTAAACTGTTCGATGCCATGTTTGCGAATCGCACAGTGCAATTGCATAGTTGAGCCTTGTCGCTGAGCATCATAGCAATGACCTGCCCATCGTTCCTCAATCGGAAATTTTGTTGAACCAACGTATCGTTTTCCATTCACGTTGTTCGTAATCAAGTAAACATAAGATTTCACAACAAACGCTCATATCTCAGTGGAAAACGCTGTACGTAACCCTTGACCTTGACGTATTTGATTCCTGCAACTTCGCCGAGATCATCGTTATAAGCGTCAAGGATCAAGGCGTCATGTAACAAATAGATTGGGCGCACTCGCCCCGCACGCTTAGCAAGCGTGTCGATGACCTGCTTGAACCCGAGAAGCGCAACGTCAGCGCCGGTTGACTGTGAGTAATAGTTGATCATCACGTGGTCAAGCGGTTCATCGATCTTGATGGGACGACCGTATCGATTGATGACGTAACCCGTTGAGACGAACTGTGCCTTCACGCGCTTAAGCAGGTCTTCTGTGTTGAAGTACGTCTTGATGCGGCCGACGAACTCGTTCAGTTCCTTGCCTTCGATGCCGAGCACCTTTCCGAGCGCATATTTGCTGCTCCCGTAGAGCTCGCTGATGACGGCACCTTTGACTGCTTTGCGATCTTGGCCCAATTCCTTTGCGATCATTCCGTAGAGGTCAACGTCATCGCACTTTCGACCGTACTCATACAAAAGAACACGTGCCTCGAGTGCAGCAAAGTCTAGCGCTACGAT